AATCAGTTCCGCCTGCAATACGACGAAGCGGCGTAACCCCGACCCACGACACCCCGCCCGCCCTGTGCGGGCTTTTTCATTCTGGAGACACAGACCATGGGTCAAAAAGTAGCGGGCACCGTCTACGTCAAAGTCGACGGCGAACAGCTGATCATCACCGGTGGCGCCGAAGCCCCACTGATGGATAAGAAACGGGAAACGATATACCCCGGCTACTTCAAGGAGGAGGAGCTGGCGGCCTACCTGAAGATGACCGCTGTGCATACCCCGAACTTCCCCATCAAGGCGCTCACCAACGGTCGCGATATGACCGTCACCTGCGAATTCAGCAACGGTTCGGTCTACGTCCTGGCCGGTGCCTACCTGGTAGACGAGCCGACCTCGAAAGGCGACGACGGCACCGTTGAACTGCAATTCGACGGCATCAAAGGGAGCTGGCAATGAGTCACGTTCAGAAGCTTCAGGTCGCGATTGAGGCTCACGGCGAGCCGATCACTGAACTCACCATGCGCCGGCCCACGGTGCAGGAAGTGCGGGCCATCAAGGCGCTGCCGTACAAGATCGACAAAAACGAGGAAGTCAGCCTGGACATGGACGTCGCCGCGAAATACATCGCAGTCTGCGCCTGCATCCCGCCGTCCTCGGTCAACCAGTTGGACCTGTCCGACCTGAACGCCTTGAGCTGGGCCGTCGCCGGTTTTTTCATGAGTGCGGCGTCGCAGCCATCGGCGACCTGATTGCAGCCGCCTATGACCTGGCCTGGTTCTGGAAGGTTGACCCCGAACAGATGATGGCCAGGCCACTGGATGTGCTCCGCGAATCGCTGGAGCACGCGCAACGGATCAATGCGATGCAGCAGGTGCAGTGATGGCAGACGAAGAAAAGAAAGTGCAAACACCGGTGCTGATCACGGGCATCGATGAACTGTCGCCCAAACTCGGCGCCCTGCGAGTAAAGGTCGAGAGCTTCAAGAAAAATCTCGAACAGACCGGCCTCGGCAAACTGGATATCAGCGGTCTGTTCAAGGGCGGCAGCGTGATCACGCCGTTCGTGGACGGGATCAAGTCGGCGGCGGCGTTTCAGGGCAAATTGACGGAAGTCAGCGAGACGGCGAAAACCGTCGACCTGCCTGCGGCGCCGAAAGTCGCTGCACAGAACATGAACGTGTTCAGTGCGTCGATGGAAAAGGTTTCCGCTGCCGTTGACGCGGCGCTGGTGCCGGCAGTCGGTGCGTTGGTCGTCGGGCTTGAGCCAATGCTGACTCAGGTCAGCAGTCTGCTTGCCGACAATCCGCAACTGGTTGAGGGATTGGCGGCGGGGGCCATCGCTTTCTCGGCGATGCAAACTGCGGTCACCGGCGCCACGCAAGTGTTCGATGTCATGAGCATGGTGCTCAAGACCAATCCGATCATGCTCATCGCCATGGGCATCGCGGTGGCGGCCGGTTTGATCTATGCCAACTGGACGCCGATCAGCGCGTTCTTCAAAGGCATGTGGGAAGGCGTGAAAAACATCGGTGCGAGTGCGATGGCGACGTTGCGCTCGATTCTTGACTGGCGACCACTGGATGCACTGGCGGCGCTGTGGTCACCGGTCGCGGGATTCTTCTCGGGCATGTGGGACGAGGTCAAAGCCGTCACTGCGCCGGTAATCGACTTCTTCAAATCGGTGTTCTCGTGGACGCCCGCCGGCATGATCCTGGAAAACTGGTCGCCGCTGACGGGGCTGTTTTCGGCGATCTGGGAACTGCTCAAGGCCTTGAGTGTGCCGGTGATGGCGTTCCTCAGAAACCTGTTCGATTTCTCGCCGATGCAGATGATCAACAGTGCGTGGGGCGGTGTTGTCAGGTTCTTCGAACCGATGTTCGATGGCCTGCGAAAAGTCGCGCAACCGGCTAAAGAGTTTCTGGTGTCGTTGTTCGATTTCTCGCCCATGCAGATGATCACCAGCGCCTGGGGCGGTGTTGTTGCGTACTTCCAGCCGCTGTGGACGACGCTGCAATCGGCCGTGCAAAGCACCCGGGATACATTGCGGGGACTGTTCGATTATTTCCCGATGGAAATGATCACCAGCGCCTGGGGTGGTGTCGTCGGGTACTTCGAACCGATCTGGACGGCACTGCAAACGTCAGTGCAGCGGGTCAAAGGCTTTTTCACCAG